CTGCTGTTCCACCTGTTGTATCAATATAAAGATCAACAAAATGACCTGCGATTAATTGTGCTAATGAAGAATCTGTTGAGTTAGCAAATGTGTTTCTTGCTGGATCAAATGCACTAAATGAACCAAATCCTGCTGATGCACCGTTATTCATTTGTCTAAAAGTTCTGAACATTGGAAGTCCGTCTACTCTTGAGAATCCTAAAAATTCTAACCATCCTTGTCTACCACCTGTAGCAACTGTTGGTTCTGTTAATGTTGGAGCAACTGCTGCTGTACCTGTACCAAAATATGTTCCACCACTTACTGCAACGAATACTCTACTACTTAAACCACCGATTAATTCAGTTACCCTTAAATTAGTTAAAGAAAATTGAAGATTAGTTACTAATGTAGCACCTGAAGCTGCTGAATCTAATTTGAATACTAATGGTCTTTCATCAGCGTTAGTGTCACCGTGACCTTCTGGGTTGTTGTCATATTTGAAATCAACAAATAGTAACTCTAATCTTGGAGAAGAAGCTGGTTTAACAGCAACTAAATCTAAACCAATTGTCTGAGCTGCAATTTTCATTGAGATAGGTAATAGGTTTTGTGCAACATCACCTGAACCATTAGTTCCTGTTGTTACAGGAGAACCGTCAGCACTGTAAGTGTATTGACCACCATATTGACCTGCGCCACCAATTCCAATTTGTGGTGCTTGAACGTTACCCATACCGTACATATTACCTAATGTACCATAAGCTACGTTTTCATTTAACTGATGCATTTCTGCGTATTCAGCCATCCAAGTTCTTTTTTCGTTATCATCAACATTTAAGTGATCAAGAACAGGAGTCCATTTTTTTAAAGCTTTTGCTTTGTCTACTATAAAATTCATAAATTTTTAATTGTTTTTTTATTATATATTAACTCTAAATTGTCATTTTTTTCCATTTTGTTGGTTGTTAGGTTTTTACCATAACTGACTTATAATGAGTTAATATTAAATATTTTTAATTTTTGAAATGAACTGATCAATTTGTTCATCTGAAAGAGTAGTATTATCTACAACTCTAGATTCGTTAAGAACCTTTTTACTTTCATTAATTTGAGTATAAGATTCTAATCTTCTGCTTTCCCAGAATTTTTCCATTCTTGTAGGAGTGTTCAAACTTGGGTAAAGTTTAGCAGAGCTTAAAATACTCTTTTTGTAATTTTCGTTCAATGATTTCCAAATTGGTTCTAAATCAGAAGGTAAATTTTCTAATAGAACGTCATCGAATGTTTTTTGAACTGAAAGAGCATTTTGAATTGCATGTAGTAATTGACTTTCAGAGTATACCTGTTCTTTACTTTCGTTTATTGCAAAGATAACTTTCTCTTTATCTTCTGCTGAAAGGTCGATCCATGCTTTTTTGTTCTTTTCTGTTAGGAACTGAACAAAATGAGGGTCTTTAGTTTCAGAAGCTTTACGTTTTTTAGTTTCTGTAATAAGGTTGTTTATATAAGATTTTAAAGAATCTTCTGTTTCCATAATTTCATCACCAATTAAAGTAACTTTACTTTCATGAACTTCTACAAGTTCATTATTGTCAGTCATTTTAACTACTAATATATTATTTGTAGGGTTAGATGCTAATACTTCACCTGTTCTGTCTTCGATTGAAACTGTTGCGCCTGGTACTAATTGTACTTGTGCTCCAACTGGTTCACCTTGAACTGATGGCATTTCTTCTTGACCTGGTATTTGAGTTGCATCTAATGGCATTTCTTCACCAACGATTGGTTCTTGTACCATTCCACCTTCAGTTTCATCTGGTATCATTTCACCTTGTATTGGTTCTTGTACTTCACCTTGAATTTCTTCACCTTGTACTGGTTCTTGTACTATTTCGCCTTGTACTACGTCACCTTCTGGTGTTTGTACTTGTACTTGAGATTGAACTGGTTTTTGTACGAAATCATCATCATCTTCATAATATTTATCAACATCTTGAATTTGTCTCATATTAGGAACTTGAGTTTGACCAGCATCTTCAAATAATTTGTTTTCTTTGATAACTTCTAATGTATTATCAACAGCTTCAGCTATATAATTCATATATGCTTGACTGTCAGAAACATTTTCAGCAATATATTCACTATAAGCGATATTGTTATCAACGTGCTCAGCAATATATTCAGCATAAGCTATGTTATTATCAACATGTTCTGCGATATATTCACTATAAGCGATATTGTTATCTAGATTTTCAGCAAGATACTCAGAATAAGCAATTGTTGAATCTAAATTTTCAGCGATGTATTCTGAATATTCGATATTCTTGTCAAGGTTTTCAGCTATATATTCACTATAAGCGATATTTTTGTCAAGATTTTCAGCAATATATTCTGAATAATCAATAGATTTTTCAACGTTTTCTGCTAAATAGTCAGAAAATTGAATGTTTTTGTTAACGTGTTCTGCGATATATTCTGAGAAATCAATGTTTTTATCCAATGTTTCTGCAATATATTCAGAATAGTTAATGTTTTTGTCAAGTTGTTCAGCTAAATATTCGCTATACTTGATAGATTTTTCTAAGTTCTCAGCTAAGTAATCATTGTGTTTTGATAATTTTTCGGTAGTTTCTGTTAAAGATTTGTTGTCATTAACAACAACCTGAATACTTTCTGCCAAATAGTCAAGATACTTCGCAACTTTGTTTTGTTGCTCCAATAGGATTTCATATGTCTCAGTAATTTTCATAATTTGAGCAGGATCAATCTTGCCGTCTTTTACGCTTTCTGTTAAAAGAGAACTTACTTTTGATATTTCTCCTTTTAGATAGTCTGAGTATTCATCCATTTGTGTTTTAGTAACATAATCATTTTGGTTCATACTAAATAGTTCATTAATTTTTGACTCGTCAGATACATCATATATCCTAAAGTTGGTTTCTTTTTCTTTGAATCCTAATGATTCGTTTAATGTTTTCACTTCCATTCTTGCTGATCCGAAACCTGGGTCAGCAACAGCGTCATATGTGAAAAGTTTTTTAACTGTTACAGTTCCATCTGATTCTGTAATACCAGCGGCTCTTGATGAAACAAAAAGAGGACAATTATCTTCGACTAATGCCTTAGCTTCTTTGCCCCAATGTGTGTTAAGTAATCTAATCTCACCATCTACTCTATTAAATTGTTTGTTATAAGTAATAGATTCGATAGTATGAGATATTCTCTGTAACGATGTATCAAAAACGTCTAGATGATCAAACTCGCCATAGACTGCTCCTAATGAATTCTTTCGTTCAACGAGTTCATTTAGGTGCGGTAAAAATTTGTCTGCTGTGTAGATTCTTTCATTACGATTCATAACATTAAATTCAGTAAAAATTCCTGATAGTCGGTATTCTTTATTACCCTTATTATCAATGACATTACTTTCATTAAGTTTCAAACCGTTAGTGTTGTTCTCTACAATCAGAACATACTTGTTTGGTTTTACCATAGTTATCTTTTATTTTTTATTATATATAAAGCTTAAAATGTGTTATTTTTCCATTTTGCATAAAAAAAAGACCCTCATATTGAGAGCCTTTCCTATATAAATATTTTTATTTTTTAAAATTCAAATCCACTTTCTTGTGCGCCACCACCTTCTTGTGCTCCTCCACCTTCTTGAGGACCACCTTCTAAACCACCTTGTGCTTGTGCACCACCTTCATCAAATCCACCTTGAGCACCACCGCCACCAAAGTCGCCACCGCCTCCAGCGCCACCTCCGCCACCGCCCTCACCTTGAGCCATTCCACCACCAGCAAGTTTATATTTATTATTTTCAGATAAATCAGCGTCAGTAAATTTCATAATATTTCTAATAATCCATTCTATGTGTAAATATGGTTTTCCTTCAGCATCTTGTAAGTTTGAACTTAAAGAAGATGCAATATCTGCTCTTTTTGCTAAGTTGTTAAGATATTTCCATTCTTCAAATAATTCATTTGAATTGAAAAGTATGTGCATTGATGCGTGAAATAAATTATCATCTTTTAATTCTGGGAAATCCATTATCATTTGTATCTTCAAAGGTTTTACAACTAATTCTTTGAAAACTGTTCTTAGTCTTTTTATATAGTTTGTAAATTTTATTTCATCTCTTGTAATTTCTGCTGAATCATTATAAATTCCACCACCACCAGAATCTTCATCAAATCTACTATTTGGTAATTTTGAAGCACGTTTTAAATTTTTAAAGAACCATTGTAACATAGAATCTTCATTTAAATCTGTTCCTTGTGGAGCCATAATTTCAACTGTTGGAGATCCTAAATCTGAATTAGGAAACCAAAAATCTTTTGAGTGTGGAATATCTTTTGCACCATTTATAGAAACTGTACCCATTGTATC